CTTGTACACAATGTTTACCCATCTGCATACTCAGCTTTAATATATCAGCAGACATTCCATGAGTAAAGAAACAACGTGAACCATCTGATAATATTACTGTCAAATCTTCTACCCATTGCCACCCCTTTCCTACCCCTAAGAATTCATTGTAACTCCGAAGATAATCTCTTGGAAGTCCATACTTTAACGCTCTGCGATAAACTAACGATGAGTGATTACTATCGACTAAGGTCATCTCAGGAAAAATCTTTTCTAGTTGAAGTATATATGTTCTAGACATTCTTAACTCATCTCCGGCTGAAGGTAAGTCTGGGTTAGAGTCATGCATTGATATGGCGTGCTGATCTAGCTCATCCCCAATGTTAACAATCAAGTCTGGCTTATACTTTTTCTTGAGTGCAATCAGGAAGTCAAATGATTGTTTGTGATGGTAGGGAATATGTAAATCTGATATAACTAAAACTGACTGATTCTTGGCCATATTCTATCCTTATATAAGATACAGTTAGGATAGCACATTGTGCTTACAAATCAAGTACATCTAGTTAATTACTTTGATAACCCTTTTTGCTTTTCGTATGTTCTTAATCCAGCCAAGCCTAGCATGGCAAAAGTAAGCTCTAACAGTGCATCTGTTTGAAAATCAGGTAAGGGAATTGGATTCCCCGTTAGTAAAATAATCCATTGAGCGATGGGTTGTAATAAGAATACCCAGGCAAAGCCTAATGCAGCGACCCAGCCTAGACATGGTCTCCATCCTGCTACCCATATACTACGGTGAGCGGCTTCTATCTTATTGGTTTCTGCTTGAGCAATGTTGAGTTCAGTGGCGTTCTTAATGAGCGCTGTTTCAATCTCTTGCTTAGCTTTCTCTGCACCATTCTTATCTGGAATGATACGATCTAAAACACTGCCAATAATAGGGAGTAATGCGGCTATCATTTAGTAACAATCTCCTTCAAATCTTTCCACTTTGTACGGACAATCATCAGCAGGTTTGTCAGGTGTATTTGTTTCCACCCCATCCAAGCCATGAGAATCAAAAATAAACAAATCATCAATCCAGTTGCCATTAAGTAGTTTCCTAATTTTGTTGAAAAAAATCATACCGCGTCTAAGAATACAGGTTCAAATAAGTATTTAGGTAAAGCAATCATATCTCCATACGCATCTTCTGGGAAGGCAAGATAAATATACTTATCGGATAGGTTAGTTCCCCAGCAACCTATGTGGATGCTATCATTCTCTATTGCTATAACAGTATAAGGAAGATTTAAAAGCTCATTAAAAGTACAAGGTGTATCTCTTAATTGAACTGAGCCTACGTCTGTTATCATCTCCATCATGTCAGGGATTCTATCTTCTTCTGCCTGAACTCTTGTGTAACTAAATATGCAAAGTAAAAATGCTGCTATCAATGCGACAGACAGGCGTATCACTTTATTGTCCAGCCATGAGATGCAGCCCATAAGTACACAAGGCCCACAAGAGCTAAAGCAACCACCCCTTTCAGAGACCACTTACCAAACTCTGAGAACTTATCGTCAAGCCACTCACTCAATGCTTCTTTGATGGCTTCCTTTTGATCTTCTGGGTTCATTCTCTATTCTCCATCTGCTGGTTGTGGTGTATTTCCCTCTGCTACCCATACTAGGTATGCTGGGTTAGTATCATCTACTGGAAATGATGTAAAGCTACCATCACTGTTAGTTACAATAATATGCTGTTGAGTTACACCATTTACACCTTCTGTAGTAATTGTTTTGTATGTCATATTATAGCTCCGAAATAAATCCTATGTAATTAGTGGCTCCATCTGGTAACACTCCATACATTTTTTCTGCGGTTACTCCAGTAGTAGTACAATTTAAAGTAACACTTGTAGTTCCAGACTCTGCAATACCAATTGCTGAAATCGCTGTTAATGCTCCACCTAACCACCACCCCCATCCTGAACCATAAGTTATTGAGCCAGGATTGCTTCTCATAGTAGTTGGAAATTTTACATCTCCATATAATGCTGTAGTACCTACCCCCATAGCAAACATAAGAAAATTATTGGCTGAAGTAGTGTCCCATTGATAATAATACCTCTGACACAAAGCTAACTGCTGTCCATACATCTGTCTTTCAAATGGTGTTGCTGTTTCGCCTATTTCTAGTTGTGCGTTTGTTATATAAAGAAAGTCACCTAGTGTGGTATCGGTTACATCTGACCATATAAATACTATAATGTTAGCTGTAGAAGCAGTATCTACATTAGCGGTTACAGAATAAGTTGCCCATGATGTAGTAACGTTTAAGTTAGCAGGTGTATTTTCATAAGTAGCATTAGCAATTAAAGTAGGGTTTGTGCCTTCTGCTTCCCATGCTGATATAATATCTGAAGTAACAGTATCTTCTGTGCCTGACCATGCTATTACAGCACATTTAACATTATCTAGTTTAGTTGTAGCTGATACCTTTGCTTGAAAGGATAAAGTAACATTCCCACCTATAGCATCATAACAATTAACATTTTCTATAATTTGTGCAATACCAAACTTCTTATTAACTGTTTCTACGTCTAATCCTATAGAGTATTTAGCACCTGTAGGGACAGTTGTTGTTTGTGTAATGTCTACAGCATCATTACCATCTGATAATACATACCATCTGTCTAAGTTATAAGTATCGTCATTATTAGCACCACTTACAAAAGATGTGCCACGTTGAGCTATATTAAAACTGCCATTCACTAATCTATTCTTTAGCACATAAGGAGAGGCTGCTGCTGGCTGATTACTGCCGTCATTGTAGGTGACTCCGTCTGTTCCGTTAAGTAGTAAGCTCATTATTCACCTTCCTTTGGATGTGCTGCTTTAACTGACCTGATATGGTCTAGCCATGTCTCTGTATTATTTATAGCATCCCAGTATTGCATGTCTAGTTGTTCTGCTAGTGGAGCGTAGGCTGTGGCTCTAGCTTCTTTGTAAGCATTAGCAGCCATTAGAGCTTCTACAACATTGTTATCGTAGGTTACTTCTTGTTCGTTTTTATCGTAGGCTACATCACCACGAACAGTAACAACATTAGTATATAGTTTTAATATTGCGTCATGTTTATTCATTATCCGGCTATCTCCATAAGTGTAATAGTTGAAGCTGAATTATTAGTTTGTACAGACACAGTTCCTGAACCAGTATTTCTATTAAAATACATAGTATAAGTAGTGCTTGAAGTAGTTGCAGGAGAATCTAAATAACAAACAGGTACATTTACTTGAGTGTCTGTTGAAGTTGTACTATAAGAAGCATAATATTGTGGAGTTAGTATTGCACTTGCATCTTTATAAAGTTGCACTTTCACCCCAGTAAATGTTGCGGCGGTTCCAGCACCATTTACATTAGCAATAACTAATATTTTACTAGAAATTGATGATGGGGTTATGCTTGCAGTTAATCCAGTTGTCACCATAGTTGCGGAGGCTGTACTTACCGTGGTGGTGTAAGAAGCATTAACCACTTGCAACACACTTCCTGTTGGCATTGTATTATCAGTAACTATAGTCCCTGTACTTGCAGGTAAGGTTAAGGTATTAGTTCCAGCAACTGCTGGTGCTTCTATCGTTATAGACCCACTTGTGTTTCCGTTTATTTGAATTGAACTCACAATGAGACTCCTTTTAATTCATCTACAGTAGTCATACTGTCTACTTGATTAGTAATATCACGAAGCCTTTGTTTCTCTGCTACGATAGCTGTTGTGTCTGCACCTGATTCTAATGCTCGTTGGAACAATACATCTTGTGCTTCAAGCAATGGCTTACGTTCTGCACGTAGCCTATCCTTTGTGATGTCTTTAGCTTTGTCTATGTTAACTGTTATTCCCATATCCACGCATCCCTAAATGTTCTATCTGATGGTACTTCTGAATCTTCTACAATGTGATACTCTGCACCTGTTGGTATGTCTTTCATACAGGCTTCAATTGTATCGGCAGGTACAATTACTGCTACTCCACCTTCTGTTGTTTTATATACTATTCTCATATTATTCCTTATCTAAAGATTACGACATCAGCGTACTGCAAATCCACAGCAGTACCAATAGAGGACATTTTGCTAGACCCCCACACACTAACGGCAGATGTAGTTTTCATGTTAGTCGCACCATTCTGTGACCGTAGATTAAGCCACCCTTGGTCTCCGTTTGGGGAGTCGTCTCTATGGGATGAGCCAAACAAGACAGAATAATTTGCATCAGGCATAGCAGTCGTAAAATTAACTGTGTAATCTCCTGTTCCATTATCTGTAATAGAACTTACATTTCCACTATCACGAATAGCCACAGTACCTATACCATTAAAATTTACCCAAGCTCTAGCAGAGTATGATGGTGCTGAACCACTTGCTGTTGTAAGAGCTGCGGGTGCTGGTATTGCAGTTAATTGAGAACCATCCCCTGTCAGACCTGTAGCATTTACTCCAGCTTTAGTAACACCTGCTAATTGAAATTCTATTAACCCTGAAGTATCAGAGGTTAGCTTTAGTCCATCACTTGTATCTGCATTGATTAATGTAGCCATATTATAATATCACCCATCGTTGACCAGAAGGAATGGTAACTGTCTTTGTGGCTGCTATAGTTATAGGCCCTACCGACATACCGTTCGATCCTGTGGTTAATGTATAGTCCTCTGTTATATCATCTGTGTTTTCATAGATTGCACCACCTGCTGATGCACCACCACCAATAGAACCCCATGCACTTGCGGCATATCCCTCAAACTCACTGAGGGTAGAGTTGTATCTAAACATACCATTTGCTGGAGTAACATCTCTTTGTGCAGTTGTACCTGCTGGCACGGTAGCTGAAGCTGTTGTTCCTGTCTGAGCGACATAAGCAGTTGCGGCTGTGGTTGCCGCTGAACCTAATCCTAAGTTAGTCCTAGCGGTTGGTGCGTCAGCAAGGTCAGATAAGTTGTTTGCAGCGGTAAGTAATCCAGCAGTTGATACGGCTGTTATTTGCCATGATGAACCATTGTATATTCTTGTTTCATTAGCTACGGTATTAAAGTACCAATCACCAGCAGTAACAGGATCACCATTGTTATCTACGGTTGGATTAGAAGCTTGTGCGCCAAGGTAGAACTCATCAATGCTATCTTTAGTTGCAGCGGCAGCAGCAGCACTTGAAGCTGCATTCGTTGCTGAAGTAGATGCGGCTGAAGCTGAGGATGATGCTGCACTTGCTGAACTAGATGCACCACTGGCTGATGTACTTGCATTACTTGCTTGAGTGGTTGCTATACCCGCTTGAGTTGTCGCTGTTGTTGCTGAGGTACTAGCATTGCCTGCTTGTGTCGTAGCAGTGGATGCTGATGATGAAGCAGAAGATGCAGATGATGAAGCCGCTGAAGCACTGGTGGCTGCATTCGTTGCAGAAGTTCCTGCATTAGTTGCGGAAGTACTAGCAGCGGAAGCTGAAGAAGAGGCGCCTGATGCTGAGCTTGCTGCGTTCGTTGCGGATGTCGATGCGGCACTTGCACTAGAC